ATCCCGCCCGATGCGTTAGTCTCGAGATCGATGATCGTGCCTGATGGCGTTTTCTTCTTAAACTTATCGTCGGCAGAGTCCATGAAAATTGTGCTCTCACCTACTGGTGGAGTCGGGACAGATGCCACTGACTGTTTGATCATCCCTATGCTCATATGCTCCCCTTGAGTTTAGATATCATCTGTCCACCATCCGACCGCGCACCCTTAGATGTCCCTGCACAGTGATGTGCTGACTATAGAACAGGAGTCGATCCTGCTCAACAGTCACCACCTTGGAGACTCCGATCAGATCATAAAAGAATTGTTCGACCTGGCGCGCTGAGACATCCACCACCTCGCCGCGGACAGTGAGATGTCCCATCACGCGGATCGGGCCATCGACCACCATCTGCTGACCAGGAGGCACGACTATGGTCCGACCAGTCGGGATATCTATGTGCGAGAAGTTAGGAGGTGTGTATGGGACCAGACCGCCTGTGCCTGGATCATACATGGGCCTCACGTGCGCACCGTCGAGACGTGAAACTCTTTGGTATCATCTGTCCAGGTCACTGTGACTGTGGCCTGAGTCACGCTCAGGAGTTTATATACAGTCACCTCGACAGCAGGCGATGGATAGGACGTGAGGTATTCATCGAACTGGATGCCAGCGAGTATGCTGCCAGCCTCGACGCCAGCACCGCCAGTGGCAGTGAGGATGTCAGCGAGTATGCCCTGAGATACTGGATCACTGACTCTGCGATAGGCTTTAGATGGATCACTATCATCTCTAAAAAACGCATCGTGATCTGCGGTCTGTCGCTCACCTGGAGGTATCTCAGCCATCTGACTGCTCTCCCTCTAGGTTAGAGACATCTGCACTGCTGATCTCGCGATAGAACCAGGCATACCACTTGCCTCCGACATACTGGATATCGAAGTACTGGTGAAAAAATCCTGACCTGGCGTTGTTTAAAAGCATGAGGCGGCGGAGCCCTTGCGGACTCCGCGCCTGGACGAAACTCGGCACTAATCTATTATCTACTGCCGGGCCCATTGGACCTTAGTTGTTATCTTTGATGATCATGGGAGAGAGCGTCGCGCCCACACCCTTCTCACCTAGCTGCAAACCACAGACTCCGAACAGCTGATCCATCGCCACACGTTTGGCGCTGGTGCCGTACTGGATCTCAGCCTGCTCTGCCATCATCGGGTTCTTCTGGAACGCGATCGCTAGTCCTGACTTCTCAGCTAAGAAATACTGCTGAGTCGCGAGGCCATTGTGGATCACGACAGGGATACCATACAGGCGACCGACCATACCGTTCGGGATCACTGGCTGGCCATACACCTGAGCCGAAGTAAATTCAGCGATCTTGAGGAGAGCCTCCTCTTGATCAGGCGAGAACATAAATACTGACTGTGCCATATCGCCATCGTTCTTGAGCAGCGCCTTGCGCATCTCGAGCACGATATCGCGAGTGATGTTGCCAGGAGTGGTGGTCGCCACGCCGACAGCCTCAGCCTTAAGGATCAGCTGCTCATCCACATACCGACCGTGTGCAGATGCTGCGCGCTGGGCGAAAGCGATCTGCGCATCAATCATGGTCTGGATCTCATCGGAGCTGTCGATGATCCACGACACGTATGCGTTGAGATCCAAGGCGAGTGTGTCGACACTCGATGTGAGCACAGAGGCATCACCTGCAGCGGCACTCGCACGATCCACCACTGTGAAGCTAGTGAGCTTCGGGAACTTTACAGTCTGTGCGCCCTTGCCTGCAAACATACTCATGTCGCTGACATAGGGGAGCAGCTTGGCTGCAAACTTTAATTCTTTTTGAACGATCGCGGCGATCACGTCCTGCTTGGTCGGGCCTAGCTGCGTGTTGCCTGTAATTACATCTGCCATTTAATCCTCCTCAGGATTGTAGTGTCCTGGCCATCGCGATGAGCTCATCGACTGATTTGCCGGTGAGATCCTTGGTCGCCGCCTGGGACTGCTTTGTGTTAGGGACACCATCACGCACACCTGGCGTCGAGCGAGCATACAGATACGAATACTGCTTCTGCGCCTTCTCGAGTGCCGACTTGAGCGAGTCCTGTGTCACTGAAAAATCATCCTCAGATGCCTGGAGCTCCGAGATCAGTCCATCTGCTGCAGCTAGTTTGATCAGATCCTCGACACGTGTGCATCCAGCCTTTGCCGCCTCTGCAGCGAACTGCGAGGTGACTGTCTGGTAGGCATATGCGGCGCGATCCTTCTTTCTCTGCTGGGACTCTGACTCGTACTTTACTTTCAGCTCATCATACATCGACTTGTACTGGCCCTGCTCCTTCGCTCTCTCCTCGCGGAGTGCTGTGAGCTCTGCTAGTGCTTTGTCGTGCTCCGCCTGCGCGGTCTTAGTTCTGTCGCGGAATTTTTTATTCTCCGCTGAGACTTCGATGAGCCGTCGTGCGTACTCCTCTGGAGTCCTATCGACTGTAATCTTTTCGCCCTGGGTGCCTGCATCGCCTGACTCAGCGTTTGCATCAGCAGCTGACTTGCCGCCCTTATCATCTGACATTCTATCCTCCTCTGACCTTTCGGTTCAAGTTTATCTACGCTTGAGCCTGCGCCTGAGATCCGCGATCACCATGCGCTTGACTCTATCGATACCTATATCATCGAGGCCTAAAAACTTTCGCCCAGCCTCCTGGACCTTAGTGGCCACTGCCGCGTTACTCAGGCCATCGGTGCGCTGAGTGTCCTCGACAAAGATGCGCACCTGGCCACTGGACGTGTCGATCGTGCTGCCTAGAGCGTCGAGCATCTCACCACTCATGGTCAAGTTGGACCTAGCTGGAGAAAAAAACTCGCCGAATTTTGCTTTGGCTTTCTTCTTCGCACGTTTTTTAGAGGTGAGGATACCTCGCGCATCAGCCTCTGCTCCCTTGAGTAGCGCCTTGCGCATCGCGATATATCCTGGCGATAGAGGCCTGAGTTTGGCGAGGTTCTTTCTGGTGCCTGGATAGTAGCCTCGCTTTGTATTCTGATAGATGCGCTCCTGAATAAACTCAGCAATCTCGCCCATGAGTTTAGGTGCGCGCAGGGCTTTGTCCAGTGCCTCGAATACCTTCGAGATGCGACTGATCACCTTGACGTTATCCGCCATCGCCATCTCCCAGGTTCCATCCCAGCTGCTCGATGGCCTTGAGGATCGACTGGTCCAGCTCTGCCTTTGTGCCAGCACTGTTGATGCTCTCGATGGCAGCGACCTGATCCTCGAAGTCAGAGCCGATGGCGTCCAGCTCAGTGGCAGGGAGGCCCAGAAAATTGCGAGGCTTTACCTTGCCCTCCAGGATCGGGTGTCCCTTCATCCCAGAGATGTGACCATAGGCCTTTGTGTTCTGTGCATCATCCTCATAGCCGATGGTGATGGTGTCTGCAGTGGATGCCACGATGGTGAGTGAGCCCAGCATATCGCCAGTGGCGAGGAGTGTGACATCGCCGCCTGCCTTTTTACCAAAGACCTGGCCACTGAGACTGTTGGCATAAGACTTGGAGTATCTGCCCAGGGACTTGCCGTATCGGTCGATGCTGTCGACAGAGGTGCGCTCCACGATGCGATCGATCACAGCCTGGCCGATGGACTGGCGCGTGGCCTCATCCACCTCATGCTTACCTCCCAGGAGCTCCGAGAGGTTTACTTTAAATGTCTGCTTCGGATGTCCCATCATCTGCCTCTGGTGGAGTGGCCTTAGGCGGTGGAGGCGCGGCAGGCATCTGCAGAGACTCCTCTGCATCTATCTCCGCCAGTCGCTTGACTGCCTCCTCTTCGGAGATACCGTCGAGCTTCATAAGCGCGCCTTTGCGTGACATCAGGCCAGCCTCCATCCGAGTGGTGACTGATGCCTCTGCCTCTGTGGCAGTCTCGATCGCCTGTGGCCTGACATAGATCACGTTGACCATGAGATCCTCTGGCAGCATGGCAGTCTGGAGCTCTGGGCGGAGCGGCTGGACTCCGCCATCGATGGTCGCTCCCTGGAGCAGGTTCGACCACTTGACCATGATATCGAGGGCCTCCTGCTCGACTCTCTCGAACAGCGAGATATCGTCGGCACTGGCTTCGAATTTGTCGATCAGGGCCAGGAGGCGGTCCACTCCTGATGCGAAGGTCGTGGAGGTAGCGACAGCTGACACAGTCTTGGGATCCATGCCCTCACTGGTCAGGAATAATACTAGATAGGTGCGCAGGAGCTCGAGTGCTCCCTGCATATCAGGAGCAGGAGATGCCCACTCAAATTTAGGATCCTTCTCTGAGTTGCGATCCTGCTTCATATGCAGCACGCGATCAGGTCCGATGCGCAGAGATGCTGGCAGCTCCTCACTGTAGATGATGGCCTGCGAGTATCCCTGGCGCTTATTTATCTCAGCTGTGTCGGAGAGCAGCACAGAGAAGTCTAGAGCAAAATCGATCACATCATTGCCCTGGCGCACCCAGAATTCGAATTCTTTCTCTGTCGCGATATCGACAAAGGGGAGTGTGGCGATGGGATTGCGGATCATATCCAGGTCAGCCTCTGAGGATATCTGCAGGGATCTGCCCATCTCATCGATGATGTTGCCTCTGCCATCGGTGATAAAGTTCCACTCAGCAGTCCACCAGATGAGGCGCTGCCGAGAGAGCTCATCGTCGCCATCAGAGATGATCTGATTTATACCATCGCTGACTCCCTGGGAGAGATAGTTGCTCGAGCCAGAGGCTGATGGCTGGAACGTGGTGTTGTATAGGAGTGAGCGATCATAGACTGAGATGATGTAGCAGTAGGCTGACTCAGGATCACCAGGCATACCGATCACATCATAGTGGTGAGGGAGCAGGACTCTCGACTTGATGGCGCCACTCTTCGGCAGGATCTGGAGCGCGCACTGCTGCTCGAGTTTATAATATCTGTTGGCCTTCTTCATCGACTCATCGAGACAGCCGAAGCGCGCCAGATTCTCCAGCTGCTCCTCCTCGTTCTCAGTGATCGCTCCATTGCCTGATCGCTCATAGTTGCGAGTCGGTGGTGTCACATACAGCGAGGCACGCTCATCCACGATGCGCCGAGCTAGATTGATCGAGGAGATGATGCGCATCTCAGAGACTGTCTGGGAGCTATACTCCTCGCGCAGCTGCTCTCTGAGATACTGCTCCTGGCGCTTCTGATAGATGTCGTATCGCTTGAGTGAGTCGTTTTTGCGGCGAGTATTCTCGCTGCCATTGATCTCACTGATGATCTCTTTACGCTCCTGAGCACTGAGAATATTGGGCACTGTCTATCTCCTGATGGCGGTGACTGTGGACTGCTGTCGCTCTCTTAGTTTGGCCACGACACCATATCCCAGTGCGGTGGTCACGTGCTGATAGCTCTTGGAGTCATCCTCGATGTAGTCCGCACCTGCCTTTAGTTTAGTGAGCATCAGGCCCTCATGCACGACAGGAGCTCCAGCATACACCATGAGACTACGGACTCCCTTAGAGTTGTGCAACTGTGCGTTGAGGATGTTGTGCCTCTCCCTGACTTTAGGATTAGAGAGTGGCACGTCGAGTCGATACTTGATGGGCCTGGGATCCTCGCCTCTGGTCTTGGCGTTGGCGAGCCACAGCCTGATGATCTCCCAGTCGGAGTGCCTGGAGCGAGTGTCTCTGTGCTTACCGGTAGCGTCGCCATTGATGATGTATGTGGTGTCGTGATCTAGCAGGCCTCTGTCCCATGCCTCCTCGAGCATCTCCTCAGTGCGCAGGCCCTCGATCACCAGATCCTTATACACGTGGAACCTGGCGCCATCGTGCTGAAAGAAGCAGCTCGAGAGAGGCTTGCCGTCGCCTATATTAAAGTCCCAGGCCCAGTGGATCGGGAGCTTGGGGTCGATCACATAGTCAGTCTTGAGGCGATTGAGATCAGGCTCATACTGGTGATAGATCACCTCTGATCTGATGGGCAGCCACTCGCCATAGATCATCCTGCGCGCCATGCGTGGATCCATCTGCTCCTTTAGCTGATCGATGTAGCTCTCTGGCAGATAGGGATTGTCAGATGTCTGTGACAGATAGACGTGGCGCCTGGGCGACTGCTCAACGAACCAGTGCCTGTATGCCCAGTGCTCAGGATCATCTGGGTTAGTGGCGGCGACAATCAGCTTTTCTGGCACGTGCCTCAGTCGCCCGACACGCGCTGAGAGCTCGCGATAAAACTCCTGATCATCGTTCTCTGTGAGCTCCTCGATCACGAACATACTAAACTCATGCGATCTGAATTTCTTATAGTGCCTGTCTGCCCAGCTGAAAGGGCGCACGACTGACTGATTAGCGAATGTGAATTTGCCAGTGACGCCATGATAGGCCACTGGCAACTGATCGACGTGCTGCCTGATGATCTCGATGAGAGTGTCTCTCAGGTCTTTGTATACTCTCCGCCCAACGCCCACGTGAGCTCCAGGATAGGTGATGCAGTGAGTGGCGATGAGGTGTGCGAGCAGCAGGGACTTAGCCGATCCCACAGCGCCAGAGAGCAGCACCTCATGCGTGCCTAGGCTGTAGTCGTAGGATCGCCTGATGTCTCTGATGATCGAGAGCTGCTTAGGCAGCGGCACAAAGTCAGTGAGCAGGGGAGTGACATCACTCATCTGGGTGCACCGCGAGTGCTGCCATGCGAGTGAGCGCGTGGCGAGCTATGTCTCTGAGCTCATAGTCCCGATAGGACCATCCTCTCCCTGGGTGATCACGCATGGCTGACCTGACATCAGAGATCCTCTGCAGGGCCTCTATCGCCAGCAGGAGCACCTCTGTACGTGTGGCAGGTCTGTCTGGGTGTGGAGGCCTGTCACTCACTCAGGAGCAGTCGGCGAGGGTGTCACATCGCGAGGTGTGTCGAGCGAGTATCTCAGTGTGATGGCTGTGCGCTCTGGTGACATCTGTGCGGACTCAGCATCCCAGCCGCAGAGGTTGCGCAGGCAGAGCTCGAGAGCTCTCACGTTGGAGTGCGTGAGGGCCATGTCGAGAGCCTTCTGGACTAGGGTGTGCTTAGTCTGTGAGAGGTTTTTATCCCTAAACTCATCAAAGGTTAGGCCATAGTGCCGCTTGATCCATCGATATAATGTCTGGGTGCCTGTGTCGAAGAATCTGGCGGTGACCTCAGCTGTCGGATAGGTCCACATAAACTGCTCGACCTTGCGCGCAGCGTTCTCGATAGATGCTCCGCGCCGCGTCCTGGAGATTAGCGGTGGGATCTGAGTGGTATTAGGTGTCGCCGACTGGCTGGGAGCACTGCCCATAGGGTTATTTTGTCGGCAGGATGAGACTGGATGTCAAGGCTTGATCGTCGAAGAGCCTGTCGAGATCGATCTTGTATTCGTTGCCGATGATGAGTCCCTGACCTGGGACCAGTGACTGTGTGGGCCTGAGCAGCTGGAGCTGGGCTGCTGGATGGAATGCGACTGTGTCGAGCTCGCGATACCAGACGAGATATCCAGCGCGGTGTGCGTGGGCGCATGAGACTAGGGACACGATCTGGTGATAGGTGACTGCAGAGTATGGGAAAGTATGTCCCATCACAGTCTTAGCATCCATCACGATGCCTCTGCCTGATCTGAATAGGGCGAAGTCAAAGGGTGTGGTCACGCGCTTGAGCGAGATACCTTTAGGTCCGCGGAACGGTTTGCAGCCATCGGGCAGGCGCACGCAGGAGATGTCGGACCTGGCAGCCCAGAGCATGATCATGTTCTCGAACTGCTGGCCTATCGCCTTCGCTTTATGCCCTGCTTTGGTCCTGGCGTATGTCGGCACAGTGTCTCCTGTATGGCGGTCTGCAGGTCAGATGCGAGAGCCATCGCCTGAGTGATGGGTAGCTCGACCTGTCCAGTGATGGATATAGTCAGTGCGCGTCCAGAGCTGCTGATCTCCCAGGAGCAGGTGACAGATGATAACTCTGTGGATATCTGCCCGACTAGGATCTGGTGTGTGCTCTGGCCTATCATATATGCTCAGGGTGATCGCGCTGGTGCGCGGTGCTTGATCTCTGCCAGAGCAGAGTGCCCAGCATGGATGCTGAGTGGCACTGCACCAGTGCGATCACCTTTTATGCGTTGCCTTTTTGGGCGGTCTTTTTTTTAATCTCTGTGGGGTTTTTGGCAGGGGTGTCTGCTCCTGGTCCGGTATCAGTGCTCTGATGCCTAGGCCAAGGCGGCGAGGTGGTGATGGCATTGACGTTGCCTCCCTGTGCGATGGCCAGAATAAACGATGCGACATAACTGAGGATCTGATGTGCCGATGGATCGGGAGTGCTGGCTGCGTCTTTCTTAAAACGCTCTGCGACCATCATCAGTGCGGTGCGAGCGCCATGGTCAAAGCCCTCTGTGTGTGCCATCTCAATAAACTTCTGCGAGCGTTGGAGGTTCGCCATATAGGCCTGCGTCGCCTGATCATTGATCGATGGTGCTGCGCTGTTGGATAGTTCCATTCTAGTCTCCTATGAGTGAGTGACTCTGGGTGTGGATACATGGATCTGACACCTGGATGTGTCGCCATCCTGGCACGCACACTCGACTCGCGCAAGCCTGGCGAGGAGCTCCAGCTGCTTCTGTAGCTTCTTGCACTCGCGCACATAGGAGCTCTCGAGCTGCTGCATATTGTGATCTAGAAATCTGGCCATCTGACACAGGTCAGTCAGATCCTTGCGCAGGAGATCAGGCAGTTCGACACTGTCCGCGATCCATCGATCCTCGATGGACCTGATGCGAGCGATGATTTTACCCATCAACCCTCTGGTTCTACGCGGAGATCAAAAGACAGCTGGCCTGCTCTCGCGAGCTCCAGGTCTGTCTCGATCACTGTGATCTGTCTGTCTAGTCCGCGCACATATCCAGTGGCATACTCCAGCTGTCGCCAGGCCTCCCTACGCTGCCTGATCAGCTGATGTAGGTGAGTCTCGAGGATCGCGATACGTTCGGTATCAGTGCGCCTGAGTGCATCCATGGCTGCATGATATCCTGCGACACGACTGATCTGCAATGCCAGATCGTGACAGATATGTGATATGGGCATCACCTGCCACACGATATGTCTACCTTTGGATCTATAGGAGGGGAGTGTCCACCTCTCCTATAGACAGAGAGCAGGCAGAGCAATCTCCCCTCCCTCACGCGCCACAAATCTAGACTCTGGTCTGGCCCGAGAGAGAGCGTCGTGATCTGGACAGCGGCAGGAGGCTTAGGCTGCGGCGGTGCTGTACTCCCAGTGCGATACTCTGTCCACCAGTCGCTCAGAAAATAAGCAAACCAGATGGATCCACTGGTGATCGATATCCACTTTAGGGCATCCTGGAGCTTTACCATTATCGTGATCGCGCTCCAGAGGCTCTCCGCTTAGGCAGCAGAGCTCCACGCTCGAGCAGCTCGACTGGCACTGGGCTCATGCGGATCGACATCGATGTCTCTTTGTCCTGCACAGCTCTGTCGAGCTTGGAGATCCTGCGATCGATCAGGAGTGCAAGCTCATGCGCAGCCTCTGCGTGGCCAGATGAGGTGCTCAGCCTGCGCTCTACATCTGCCCTGTAGTTTTTGAGAGAGACATCCATCACTCTGATGGTGGACTCCATCTCGCGCATCTGTGTGACCAGCTGGTCGTAGGCAGTCTGCTCACGCCAGATGTAGAGCAGGATGGCTGCGGCAAAAATTAGGATCGAACATAAAAGCAATACCATGATGGAGCTCCTAGGCATCTGTGCCTGGTGTGGGTTCTAGATTCTTCTGATAGACATCGCAGATGATGGTGGTCTGTGGCTCGAGCTGTGATCTGCTCCTGCCGACTCCACCATCCTGTGACACCTGCATGGGAGATATATCTGCCCAGCCACTCACGACTGACTCAGAGTATAGGTAGGTGTAGCCCTCTGGTGCAGGCGAGTGCTCTGGGACTCTGACCTTATCCCTCCACCAGACAGATGGATCTGCTGGCGTGATGCGTGCCCAGCCCATCAGCGCCTCCTCGCACGCGTGGCCAGGCGCTCTGTCTCTGCGGCCTGGCGAGATATCTCATCGGTGATATACCAGATCGCCTTACGCAGATCCTCGATGCCTCCCTTAGAGCGTGCGCGCCAGATATATTTGATCGCATTACCTAGATTAAATCCCATGTGCCTAGTCACCTCGATGCACTCGATCCCCGATGGGTGAGATGTGTAGTGCGAGGGGTGATCCACTGGATCATGTGTCTGTGTCGCCATATGTGTCTCCTCTGTAATAGTTAAAAACCACGATATCTAATTTTGCGAGAGTGGCTCTGCTGACACCACCATCATGGGCCTCTGCACATCGCTCGAGAGCCTCGATCATCAGTGGCACCAGAGCATCGATCTCGAGCGTGCGCATCCTCTCGACGCGAGCTCCAGCGATGTATGTCCCAGTCGATGATCTTTTCTGCAGCAGCAGGCGATTGTCAAAGGCGAGGATCTCTCGCATGGTCTGAGCTCTCTTACTCACCTGGCCTCACAGTCTGGCATACTATGCCTCCCATCCTGGCATGATATGCCTCCACATAGGCCTCTCGCCAAAGGCGAGAAGCATCGATGGAGCACCTGCTGTCCACTTGCCTGGCTTGCCATCGCCCGACAAAAACCTGATCCGCTTCGATGGGAAAAATACTGAGTCAGCCAATGGCATAAACTTCTGCGCCCATCGTGTATCTGTGCGCGCAAAGACCAGAGCGATCCCTAAGCCATGAGTGTGCAGCTTGTCGAGCCAGACACCGACCTGAGAATAGGGCGGGTTCAAGAATACTCTCCCATGCCAGTCGAGACTGAGCCCATCGAGAGGAGGGCAGTATATCTCATGCGCAGTATCGTGGCCCTCCTGTCCGCAGGGATCTAGGTCGAAGGTGCCCAGCGATCGCACCAGATCGAGAGGAGTCAGCCATACATCAGTCGCGCCTCTGCCTGGGCGCTCATGCTCACCGATGCCCATCTGCCTCCTCATGGGTGGATAGAGCTCTGAGCACAGTGCCGACTGAGCAGCCACACACCAGGGAGATGATGCGAAGACTCCACCCGCGAGAGCGCAGGCGAGTGATCACAGGAGTGAGTGAGTGTACCTTACTCATGCACACCCTCAATCCTCGCGAGTGCCATGCACAATTCACAGTCACACTCATAAAGACCACGCAACGTCTGCTTTGACCTGTGTGTGCGCAAAGCCTCCACCGCGACCGCGAGATTCTCGCGCAAATCAATCTCACGGTCAACGGCCCTGCATACTCCCTCATACGAGGCGCTCCAATAAGGGTTAGCTCGGTCAATTCTATTTTTAGCCGACTCTCTAGTGTTCATAAGTGCAGCGACGCCGCATCCTGCTAGCTGCATACGCAAAGTTTCAATATCGGTCTCGGCCTTCACAAGGCGGGAGTGTTCTATGGCTGTCTCGCTCTCGTTGTATGCTGAGCATTCTTCCCATTCCTCTTTAGTCAATAGGCCGTAGTCCCTCCCCGGCTCGGCTGGCTCAGTCTTATATACATCAGCGGGCGCAACTCGTGTAAACCCAACCCCGTAATTTAGTGCATCTCGCTCGGCGCTCTCGACTGGCTTGGACTGCATTGGCGGCATATCAAATACAGCTTGCTTGCGCACGTCCGGCAGCACTGCCTTAGACCAATAGCTCTCGGCAGCGGGCTTTGACTTGCTGGCGTTAATACAGAATTCACAGTGCTTTAGAGTGTCTGATACGTCGCAGCCATCGCAGTGCCAATTCTTACCGCACTCAGGGCATTCATGCGTTCTGGCGCTCATCACTCCACCTCGCCAGTGCCGCGCTTGGCCTCATCCTCTAGCCAGCCTAATTCAAAGCAAATAAATGCTCCGAAAGAAACTAAGACCGCCAACGGAACCCAAAACGCTGCGGTCAAAACAATTATAGCTATTGCACATAGAGAGCCTGAGCCAACCGCTAAACACATAATAATCTGGAGTAGTGATAACCACGGATCGTGTCGATACCATTTCATCTTACCCTCTCTCTTCGAGTGCTGCCTCAAGTTTGGCGAGAGCGGCTTGTGTTACTCCATTGATTGGGAGGTGATTCTCAGCGCACCACTCAGCAGCCTCAACCACAGCCAGCATCGCGGCGTGGATGGGAGCAAGACGGGCGTTCTCAAGGCGCGCACCGCGATTAGCGTCCTCAATTGCATATGTCCACGCCGGTTCGTCGCGAAGGCCATGTGGCACACTTGCATTAATGATCGTATCGCAAAACTCTGAGGGCCTAGACGGTTGATGCGAGACAAACGCCAACTTCTCCGCAAGCCGCTTAGTTAGGTCGCTCATAAAACTCCTATGTAGTGCCAATTTTTTCTCGGCAAATGCAGTGGGATAATTTCATTGCCAATAACCGTACCGCATAGCCATTTGTTCACCGGCAAAACTAAATGAATCTCATTAAACAATGAGCAATAGTAAACTCTCATCGAATAGCCTCCCTCATTCATCACCATTGTCTCTCGCCACTGGGCGGGGTTGTTCACACAAGTCAGGCCTCCAGTGTTTTAGCGTATGCGGGTAGTCCGCAGTTCGCCCAATGTTATCGACGTAAGTTAAGTCTTGAATGTCGATGTGATGCTGCACTACGCGATCAACTAACTCTTTGGGCCACACTCTCTCAAAACTACGCAACTGTTTGGCGTCGATCTCTTCTTGCGTCCACACCCTCGCGCACCGAATGTCGCAAGTGTAACCCTGATCGTTTAGCGCCCACCAAAGGACTGAGTTGCCGACTACACCGCGACATTGCAAATAAAACAGCTCACTCACGTCTCAACCTCCGCCCGAATTGCGCTCAGGGCCTTGCGGGCGACAGCCATTAAGTCGCGGTCATCTATATCGGCAAGGTTCGCGCCCGCAATTTGCTCACATGCACTCACCGCTGCGATCAGCTTTTCAAATAGAGGCGCGAGGCGCGGTTCATATAGGTACTTGATGCGATCATCGTCGCCGTCACTTGAGTCAAGGCTCTCATCAAACGCCAGCCTTGCCCTGAGCCTTGCGGTTAGGTCACTCATAGCTCACCCAGATATACGATGTCAGAGCATTGCGTGATGCGAGCTCGCGATATATCCACTCCATCGGTTGCGATTATCTCAGTCACCATCACGATATTATCGTGCTCTGGATCATAATAAACGTGCCAGATGTTCATCTCACACCCCTGGGACAGACAGTGCGGCCACTGACCTGATAGCAGAGCTCCTCCTGGCGCACGCGATGTGCGACGCAGGACTCGAAGGCGATGAATATTAAAATGATGATCAGTGCCATCACAGCGAGATCCCTGCCGCTCATGCGTGACCTGCCTGCTGGAGCAGCCACTTGAGATCGCGAGGAGTGAGTGACACTCGAGTCGATCGCACTAGACATCTGGAGCAGCCATCGTAGGGCTTACGCGCAGTGGGATCTCTGCCAGTACCGTGACAGACTGAGCACGTGGCAGGATCGTGGATGAGAGCTGCGATCTCGCGGAGTCTCTGTGCGCGTGTCACCGGAGCACCTCTGGCACGACCACAGTGCGAGTCGGGAGCGCCACTGCATCCTCGATGCACAGCCACATACTGCACTTGCGGCGCACTGTCTGATCGAGCACCTCGACGTTAGATTTTAGCAGCAGCATTTTTATATAGACCTTGCCGCCATAGAGGATGGTGGACTGTCGTGTGGGCACGATATCTGATGTCCGCATTTTGTCGACTCTCCCTGTAGTGATCTCACTCATAGCCTGCTCCCATCTGCCTGGCCTGGTCACGACGCTCTGGATCGACTACTGACTCCAGCTGTATGAGAGGGTGCACCTCGACAGCATATGGGTGCTGCGAGATGCCCAGATAGGATGGCGATATGGGCTGCCAGGATGCAGGCCTGAGAGCCTCTGCAGCCATGCGCGCCTCCCCTAGGCTCTCTGCCTCCACCACCACATCTGCAGTGCAGTAGTATCTGTGTGTGACTCTATATTTTGCCATCTATCTGCCCATCCTTTCATGTGCGATCACTGCCGTTTTAAACTGCTGTACGTTCGGAGAGAGAGGCTTGCCCTGCTTCGAGGCCTGCTCCTCCATCCACGCGAGATATGATCTGGACTCTTTGATCCCGACCTGGCGGATCGTTTTACCAGTGTGCTTACCGAACGATATTTTGTAGTGCGCAGGATCTATCTCTGGCCCAGATGGAGCTCTCGGATCTCGCTCATCATCCATCACTGGGCCAGAGCTGGGTGCCCACTGATGCTCAGGCGGTGAGTCTGGCATCGGTGGTGTCTGCTCGATGTCTGAGATAAAATCTCGCATCTCCTGCGACTGACTCTGCGACATCACTGGCACAGCCTCACGCTGAGGTGAGGATCGGATGATGTCCATCACAGTGTCCTGTGGTGCTGCGATCTGAGCAGGCTGGGTGTGTGCGATCACCTCTGTGTCTCGAGCTGCGATCTCTGCCTGCGACATCTCCTCGCCAGTGTAGAGTCCACTCATATCGTTTGGGAACGCACGACGGAGAGCGAGAGCCTCTGCGCACTTACCCAGCATCAGGTCTGGCATTTTTTTCCACATCGCAGTCGGGTTGCCGTCCTGGTATGTCTGCGCATATGAGCTCCACTTCGCCACTGACCAGAGAGGCTTAGAGAATGTCGACTTGAGCACTCCGAGTTTGGCAGCGAGAGGCGGGTTCTGGTGCAGCCAGACATCAGTCCACTGACCATCTGGGCCACACCAGTATGGACCATCCTGTCCCTGATATACTCCAGTGCGCTCTGCGATCACGCGCAGCCCATCGATGGACACCTGGATCTCCATTTTCTTTGCCCAGTTGCCCTGCTTATCTTTGAAGCGACGCTCGATCATGTATATCTGGCGACTAAAGGGATCGAGTCCTGTGCGCCTGCACGTCGCTAGAAATAGCTCGAGCTCATCATCTGTCGCTCCTCTAGCTATGGTGTTTTTTATCAGAGCGATCTGCTCTATAGAAAATGTCTGAGACATATGTCCCTCCTGTGTGTGTGTGACTGCGAGTCTCTGCCATCTGCATATATCAGACTCTGTGCGGTGTCCATCACTTGCTCAGTGACCACGCTCTGCATATCTGAGATATCTCTCTGCGACCAGGGGAGCGAGTCTCTATCATCGATAGTATCGGGATCCCATCCCAGTCTCCTCTCGGAGTGTGAGATCCCCTGGTCACTCTATCTGCGCACTCTCAGCAGAGCATCACTCGACAGATAGACTCACTGCACAGTCACCAGAGAGAGACGAGGGAGCCCTTAAAAGACTGGCGCAGTGGTATCAGATCCACTGCTCACTCCCATACACCAGGATATACCCATAGCTACACCTCTCTGTGGCGAGAGTCTTCGCTATGTCCATGAGTGCAGACTGGTGTGATGCTCCTCCATCACCTCTCACTCATATCTCAGGGGTTTAGGCTGCGAGTACTGTGTATGCTCGCATTGAGTCCCAAGCGCATCAGGCCATGCTTACTCAGGAGTCCCTCCCATGATGCTCAGTCACCCTTCGGTCGACTTCGCTTCGCCCATCCTGTGTCTCTGCTGTATGGCCACACAGAGACTATGCTACAGCATCACTGCTGGATCTCTCCGAGAGAGACACGCGATCACCTGGCTATAGGTATCGATCACGCTGTAAGGCCCAAGTAGAGGCCTCCACGACTGACTGCACCGACCATAAATGTGCTGCTTGATCTCAGCTCGAGAGAGTGAGAGAGTGTGCCCATCTATGGTCGGTGTACTCAGACCACACCACCCTATGGCCCAGTGAGCCTGCTAGTCACTGGGTGTTCGCCTCCTCACCACACCGCATCCACTCAATCACGCCGCATCATCCCTCCTCGACGCTGCGCACACAGCCGCAGCCCTCTGCAGCATCTGCACTTGTGTGTCGATCTGATGCGCATATGTATCTTGTTTATACGGTGCGCGAAGATTCCTGGAGAAGTGTCGAGCTACTGGGCAAAGTGAGCTCAACACACACAGCGGCACTGCCGCAGGAGACTAAAAATGGGACAGAAGAAACAATCAGTCGGAGAGATCGTGCGAATGACTCGAGAGCAGATGGGCCTGGAGCGCGCAGATGTCGCAGCAGCCCTCAAGCTCTCGCGCACGTACTATGCTGGCGTCGAGCGCGATGCAGATGTGATCATCAGTGTCGAGACTCTCGAGCGCCTCCGCGTGCGCCTAGGCCTGACTGAGGCACAGCTGCCACAGGTGATGATCGATGCAAAAAATATCGCCTCACGCGCTGCCGCCAAGGCATATCGCCAGAAAAAGAGCGCGCAGCAGGTCGAGAAAAAAATCAAGCGCTCCAATGCCAAGACCGCCAAGGCCCTCGCTGCTGCAGGGATCGTGCTGCCTGTGTCTGCAGCCTCGGAGGAGGCGCGCCTGCGTAACGTGCTGGCCAATGAGAGAGTGATCGCCGCAGCTGCAGCACACCCAGCTCCTCAGGGCAAGGACGCTGCCCTCGCCACTCGCGAGGAGCTCAGTGTGAAATACACCCCAGAGCAGGAGGCAAAAAACGCGGCAGAGGATAAGGAGCGCGCAGATGCACGTGTGGCCAAGGCGGTCGCATGGTCTGCGAAAATGAAACAGGCTAAGGCTGTGAAGGCTGCTCGCGCAGTCGCTCATGCTGCTGGGATGCCTGCCATCACTGAGATCATCTCCCCTGTGACTGATGGCCTCACCGATGGCGAGCGCGCAGCAGTGGCCCTCCTGCCAGAGGCTCTGCAAGGATCAGTGATCGCTGCTCTCAGAGCGCGTCGTGGGTAAGCCATCACGCGCCATCACTCTGATCATCGAGATGCGCGACAGACCGTCGCGCATCTATCTTTGGTGCCAGGGAGAGATCGTCAGGGAGCGAAAAAGATCAAGATACTATCATGGCCAGCTGTCGGCGATGGTCGAGGATGCAGATGTGGTCGCAGCAGCACTCGAGTCGGTCGGATACACAGTCAGCCTCATCATCGATGGGCATCTCATCAAGCGACAGGATGGTGATTCATTTATGTGCCAGTGGATCGATCTGCGAGACTAAGAGCATGAGCACACACACCTATCACACACACAGATGTCAGGCCCTGGGAGAGCTCCCTGGGCATCCATGGCTGTCACGTGTATGGTCGCGCCTCACCACCCAGGAGATCGCCACTATAGTCGCAGTCCTGGCAGAGCACCAGGCGCTCGAGTATGGGCCCTTTGAGATGATGGTCAATCGCCTCTATCTCGATAGACCGCGCTCTGGCCACTGGAAGGAGATATCAGAGCTCCTCACGTGCCTCAACAGCCACGCCAGAGCCCAGCATCTCACTGGTGGTCGTATCCCTCACGCTCGCCGCAGATAGCCTCCTGGGCTGTATGCGAGTGCGCAGGCCCGATAGATATGATCCCATCTCTGACATCACAGTGTCGCGCTCCGCCTCCGCCTGGTGACTGAGCTCGATCACTCTGGCATGATGCCTAGGCCAGTCCGCGATGATCTCCCTCGCACGTGCGTGGAGCTCGTCGGCAGTCGCCACGATCCACGATGGTGGTATGTCGTAGCCTGATCTCGCGATCGTGTTTGCACAGCTGACATCAAAGATAGGCACAGTGCCACAGGCCAGCGCCTCATAGAAGCGCGCACCCATATGAGAATAGATCGTGTGTGTCGCGACATCCTCGAGATACAGACTGGTGTAGAAGGTCCGCAGAGTCTCTCTCCCAGGCGACCAGTCGATCGTGTTATACCAGAGGGGATCACACTTCGCGCGTGCGAACTTCGAGATATTTTTTTTATATGTCGACACCAACATGCGCTGATCGAAATACCTGGCAGCATAGGTCTCACGCGCAGGCGCACGATATCTATCTGCGATCACCGCATTGAGATTCAGCATCTTATAGTCGGAGTATTTTTTATTTTTGCGAGGATAGTTCTCCTCGATGTGATTTGTAAGAAAGAAATCCCAGGGCTCATACACACCATGAGGCCTGAGATCGTACTCTGTGGATAGAAAACCCACCAGGCAGTCACGCTGATTGCCTAGGATCGTGCGCACGCCATCGACGTGCACATACCAGGAGCTATACACAGACAGGATGATGTCCCATTGCTGGTTTTTAT